TATATGCCGTTGCAGATGTGCGGGGATCGTAAACCTTTTTACCTTGCACAACAGCTGTAATTAAAGGGACACCATTAGCAAACACATCTTTGTCATATTCATAGCGCACATAAAGATAAGCAATGCCATTGCCAACAAAGTCAGATGTGAGCGCGTTTGAACCTGTCAGTTCCGACTCTGATAGCAAATTGGCGGGCGCTTGAGTTTGGCTTCCGTCAAACTTCTCTATTCGGATTTTACTTTCCCAAGTATTACCGGTAACAAAATTATTGCTGTCAATCGTTACAATTTGATCGTTGATATAAATATCGCCAATTTGTTGAACTTCATGCGCCGCCAGAACAATTATCTGATGAAGAAACTTGTTTTTATCTCCCGTTGATTCATAATAAGTAACAGTGCCGCCCTTCCGCACTTCACCATAAATAAAATCAGCAGAAGCTGAAGCCTCTCGTGCATTGACCAGGATACCCTGCAAAGACGAAGCATCAGGTCTAGGCTCTAAAGCGGATAAGGCCCAAGAGGTAATGGCCGTTGTGATAAGATAGCCCACAACTGAGGCTGTGCTAATCGTGATGGTGCCAAAAGTAATTGCGGCGCTACCAAATAACGTAGTAGTAGAGAACCCTAAAGCGCCTCCAACAGCAGTTGCAACCGCACCTCTTGGGGCATTCTCCCAAGCATTAGGATTTCTAAGTACATTGTAGGGAATACTATTCTTCATATCTTAACCCATGCTTGGTGAATGTAATCTATTGGCAAGAACAACAAACCCTCTTTAGATAGAAAAACAGCCTTGGTTCCAGTGCAGATACCCATAGCTACACCTATGATCCATCTTTGAGCTTCTTTAGTTGTAACCAAAGCTCCAAGCGGTGGTATGCTGTCAACGCGCTGCAACTTGTCATCAACTGCTTTGCTAAAGTCAGAATATCCAAATTCTTTTATTAGCTCTTTGCGACGAAAAACTCTGTTGCCTTCCATGTATCGACCAAGCCAATCATCAGCCCAACCAGAGCCATACATCTGTACAAAGGCATCATTGGTAAACGTCAAGCAATCATGCTCACCCCATGAAAAAGGCTTTCCCCTCATGTCTTTAAGATAGCTGTTTAGTCGCTCTCTAACCGCCATCAGTCATCCTCAGACGTTCTACCCCAGACTAAGGTTTTGTCTTGTAAGTCAGAAACATAATTGAAGAAAGTATCACTAGAGTAACGCGCTTTTTGGCTTCCCTCTGTGTAGCGCCAATTAGATGACTTCTCCAATCGGATCAGTTTGCTTTCAACGGTCAGAGATATAACGCTGGTTTCACCGCTGTCTTCAATAGTCATAACATTCATTAAGCCACTGAATACTTCAATCGGCGTCGTGGTGTCCGTTGTTCCAAAGTAGACTTTGCACTCACGGTTTTGATATGGCTCTTGCAGCGCCAGAGACACTAGTGAGGTAGGCATTCCAGACAGCTGCAACGTTATGCTTTTCGCTGAAAGGTCATTAACTTCATCCAGGCCACTGATTGACAGCAGGTTGCCGCTCCCAAGGTAAGTCTCTCCGCTTATTGTCCTATCACCATAACCGGTCCAGAACCGAACTGGCGCAGTGTCAAAGTCCATCTCAACTGCGTAAAACGGTTGGACTTCTGGTTGGCTCAATGCTGTCAGTAGTGATGCTGGGGTGCTGCGGGTCATAGTGCCTCCACCGCAGCGAAACTAATGCCGTAAATGCTGGCTTCGTTGACTGACCAAGATTGCTGATTTGATGATAAACGGAACACGCCCGCAGCGCTCGTCAAGTCAGCGGATGCGCTTGATTGATCTGCCCTAAGTGCAGGCCATATCTCCAACGTTCCAGAACCGCTTTGATCCTGCAAAACCTTGTGCAGCCTTGTGTTCAATCCAGAGCCAATTTGAATATAGTCGCCAGCAAGCAAAGTTCCGGTCATGCTTGTTGATACGCTATTTGCACCACTAGAGCCTGTGATACTAACTGAAGTTGCTGTTCCGCGCGGGGAGGTTCCTGACGGGTCATTCAGCAAGAACGTGCCAAATTGACCGCGAAGACTAACAAGAAACGCAATCCATTTCTCTGCGTCATCACGCTTCATTACTGGCAATGTTACATCTGCTTGCCATGTTTGACCTGAATAAGCATGAGCTTGACCTGCAAAGGTAAAAGGGCTCATGCTGTAGGCGACAGCGTTTACTGCTGTTAGCTCAACATTCATAATGCCTGTATGCGTAGGCAGCGCTAAAGGATAACTGATAGCCATTATGCAAATGCCCTTCCATATGATCCACCACGCCGCTTGGCGTCTACTACAGCAGCCTTAGCGCTGTCTGCTATCTGTGGCATTAGCTGCTTAATTTCAGCACGTACAGTTTGTTGCACTCCTGTGCTCACGTTAATAGTTTGATTTACAACTACGCCGCCACCGCCAAGCTGATTGTTTGGCACGACTTGAGCGTTGCGACTTGGAACAACAAGCTCTGGGCCACGCTCGCCAACCATATATGGTTTGCCACCAGATACAGGACCACCCATTGCTCTCTTGCCGAAAAAACCCATTATTCCACCAACTATGCCTGTGCCGGAACCAGTTGCAGCATCAAAGCTTCCAACCATTTGCTGCACTACAAGAACTCTATACAATTGTCGAATAATGTCAGCTGCCATCGCTCTAAATGCATCTTCAACAGTCTTCGTTCTATCAGCTATACCCATCAAAGCATCTTCCATGCTTGTTTTCATGGTATCTGCTATTGATTGAGTAGCTTTCTGCGCATCCTTTAATGCTTTTGCTACTTCCTCAGTCGTAGTAGCAGTGCGTGAAAAATAGTCATTTATGTCAATGAATTTTATGTTCTTCATTGCATCTGACATAACACTTAAACCAGTATTTGCATTTTCTATTCTTTTGCTAGTAAAGTGTATTGCACTATTTAAGCTGGATATTAGCTCTTCATAGTCTTGAACTGCAGTTGTAGGATCTTCGCCAGGGACAGTTTCTAAAAATCCTGGAGCAGCAGTGCCAGAAGTCATATCTTTCATTTGCTGAAAGGCTTTTTGTATAGTTCTAACGCCTTTCTCAACATTTAATCCAAATAAATGAAAACGCTCATCCATTATGGCAAGTTCTGCTTTAAATGCAGCGCCTAACGATCCAATTGCAGCAACTAAAAATTGAAACCCATTTATGATCTTATTTGCACCAAAAATAAGACCGTCTACCAACAAGCCAAATACATATTTAATACCATCAAACAAAGACTGAAGGGGCTTGAGTGAAACTAAAATATCAGCACCAAACTTCTTGAAGTCGAATGATGTTTTTGAGGCACCTTTTCCCATTAATGCTATTGCACCAACAGTCGCAACTAAAGCACCTACAATCATGCCTTTAGGGCCAAATATAGATGCAAGTTGAGGTCCTTGCATGGTCATGATGCGAAGAGCATTTGTGCCCATACTTGCTTGCACTGCGATATCTTGAAATTGCAGTGATGCCATGCCAAGAGTTCTTGTCAAATTTCTATTAGATTTAGCGATGTTAGTATTAGCAGCGCTATAACGTGTCATGCTGCCAGTAGCTTGCTTCATAGTTTGATTGACACGACCAAGCTGCTGCTGCACTTTCTTCATCTCAGGAACAGCATTCCCGACAGCATTCATCTCAAACGTGAGCTTTTCAACTGCCATTTTTTTCTCGCTCCTGCTTTATATTAAAGTATGCGATCCATTCATAATACTCTGAAAGGGTTATTTCTTCAACCTCTGAAATAGTCTTATGTAAATGCTCAGCAAGGTTTATCAGACTATATCTAAATGGATCGCTTCTTAGTTTTTTTCATGTTCCTCTGCAGACATGGTCTCGAATATTGATCCAAAAACCTTAGCGATAACGTTAATTGTTTCTCGCATTAATATAGGCTTGTCTTCTAGAGTAAAAGCATTATCACCTTTTTCATCTTGGCATTTTTGTATTATCATATCAACCATGCCAGACATAGTTGGAGTATTTAAAAACTCCTTATGCTTTCGCTGAACTTTTTCAATATCTTTGGCAGATACCTCGTGGAAGTAAAGGCGAAGAGGATTATCCTCATCGCCCCACTCATCCACATCAACAAAGCCTCGCTCTTTTTCTGCACGTTTGGCTGCAATGCGTTTTGCTAATGACATTTATTACACCGTTGTAGCTGTTAATGCACCTGATCCCTGGACAGTAATAGATGCTTCAACAAGTCCGTCAAATGATGATGAACGTGTAATGCCGGTAACAATTGCTGCACCGCTGTAATATGTATCACCAGCAGTGTCGCCCTCTGGATAAACATTAAGCGTCACAGATGCACCAATAGTAAGTGCACCTTGTCCACTTGTGTCCGTTTCATCCCAAAAGACATCAACTGAGCCAGTAAATGTTGTCAACGAAGATTTGTACGTGCGGGCAGTGTCGCCCATCGGCGTGTCTTCAAGAG